TGGCACATAATGGGAGAGTATGCGAACAACACATGAAATACGACCCATACAAAAAAGAATGGTCTTTCCATTACGACCCAACAATCTGCGCACATGGATATTGCGGTGTTCAGAATACATCATTCAAAGACGGAGCATTGTGCCCTGTACTGGGAAAAGCGATTACATCTGAAAAAGGGAATGTGTATTACGATGTGCGATTTGAGGGTAGAGATTATACCAAGGACGAAACACTGTTTGAGGGTGAGCGGTTTGTCTCACTGATAAAAGATGTTCCTCTGTATAACAAACCGATAAACCTTGAAATAGCCAAAGCCATAGCAAAGACAGGGCGAGCGCATATTGAATTTATGGTGCGGAATAATTCAAGGTGGTATCCGTCAATATGGTTATATGAAGCCGAAATCGGTAAAAGGGATTTGCATTGGAGCGTTGAAAATATCCGAGCCGAGAAAAAAGTGGTCAGAGATCTTATGGCAGATTTGGAAGATATTGACAATGGAGTACAAGTCACTCACGAATTAGACGAACGCAAGCGAAGAAAAGAAGAGAAATCGAAGAAAAAGCAGGAAAACAAAGTAAAGAAAATTATATCTCTGGAAAAGAAGATTCTTAAGAATGACTATGAAGATATAAGCATAAAAGACAGAACGGCAATAGCAAAGTACCTTGAACCGGCACGAATAAAGGAATTGCAAAAACAACGCAAGATAGAGTTAGAAGAGGAAGAAAACAAACCTAAACAGTTAAGTCTGTTTGATTTTTAGGAAAGGAGGATTAAATGGGATTCAGAATAGAGGATAACTGTGTGGGGCCTTGTCCAATGGGTTGCATACATTGTGGAAGAAGTCACCAACACGTTTATTACTGTGATCGTTGTGACACCGAGAATGAGCCGTTATATGAAGCAGATAACGGAGACGAGGTGTGTTGGGATTGCTACAAGAACCAGTACACCGAGAAGATCTGTGACGATATGGACGAAACCAAGTGCGCACATTGCGGGAATGAAGCCGAGTATATGTATCTGGTAGATGGCGAGTGGGTGTGCGAGGAGTGTTTGAGGAGTATGGCAGAGAGGAGTGATACGGAATGACAAGTGAAGAAGCAATCAAATATCTCAAAAAAATGAAAGACGAATGTAACGATACATTCCACAAGGTCAGATATGTTACACGGGAAGAAGCCCTTGATATGGCAATCAAAGCATTAGAGCAAGAGCCAAAGACAGGGCATTGGATAGACCACCAAGAGGACAGATGGATATATGCTCAATGTTCAGAGTGCGGAACAGTACACGATACGCAGACTAATTATTGCCCGAATTGCGGAGCAAAGATGTTACCGGCAGACCTACAATTCGGAGACCAAGATACATTGATGTCAGCAACATAACAGAAAGTGAGGAAGTATGACAAAAGAAGAAGCAAAAGAAATATTCATCAACAGAGGATTTGTTAATGGTCTTTTTGACGGAGACAAGTGGAGGCAGTCCATTGTTGTTATATCAAAGTGGTTAGAGCAAGAGCCTTGTGAGGATTGGTACGATGTACCTTCCGATGAAATGACACTTGAACAGGCAAGGCAAGCGGTAAAGGATTTAAGAAAAAAGTTGGCAGAGTATTTAGAGCAAGAGCCTTGTGATGATTGTATCAGCAGAAAAGCGGTGCTTGATATTGCAAAAGCATCAAAGTCAAATTGGATTGATAATAGTGTGCTATTCAAAAGAGTTAATGAGTTACCACCTGTCACACCAAAGCCAAAGACAGAATGTTCATGTGACCAAATCAAATGGGAGCGTGATACGGCGGTAGCACAGCTTAAAGAGTTGGGATACGGATTGGGCGAAAAGCCGAAGATGGGGCATTGGAAATATTATAGGAATAATAAGGGTGATTGGGTAAATGAATGCAGTGCTTGCGGTTTAGATGCCGGAGTCGGATACCCATATCCGTTTTGTCCTAATTGCGGAGCGAAGATGGAAAGCGAGGACAAGCAATGACAAGAAAATATGTGGTTACTCTTGAAGACACCCTAAAAGGATGGCAAGAAGATGAGGATGAATTAGAGCGTAAATATGGTGCAGAACCATTGGATTGTGGTAATTGCGAAATAGTACAGGCATCTATAAATGCAGGAATAAGAACTGCGTCAAGGTTAGTAGACGATACGCTTAACAAGATAAGAGCCGAGATAAAGGAATGGTACTGGCAAGCCGATAAACAAGCATTAGCAAAAGACCCTTGTGTGGTTGATGCTATGATCGACTTGTTTTTCCGAACGACTGACAAGTACAAGGAAAGTGAGGAAGTATGAGCAATAGACCAAGTATATGTGAAAAGTGTGTGCATAAAGAGGATTGTAGAATGTTCGCAAAAAATCCCGAAGCAAAGGTAACAGAGTGCGGAAGATTTTTAATGAAAGACGGGGATAAGGCAATAATGCAAATGTTATATAAACATTTTATGGCAGAAAGTGAGGATAAGGAATGAGCATAGAATGGTATTCAAATTGGGAATGTGATGATGAAATTATTTGTCCTTATTGCGGCAAGAAATATGAGCCGACATACGAGGAAACTTATATAGGTGGCGAAGATGTTGATTGCTACAAAGAAGGCGAGCAAGGCGAGTTTACTTGTGATGAGTGCGGAAAGAAATTCAGATTATCAGCAGAAATGAAGTGGGAATATACTACGGAAACCATTGAAGGAGAAATGACCGAGGAAGAACACGATGATATGGATAACTTTTTAGGTTAAGGCAGAAAGTGAGGAATAAAGAATGATTGTTAATATATGCGGAATACCACACAAAGTAATTGAGTGCGAGGACAACTTTAATGTTGATACCCACTTTGGACAGATAGATTATAAGGCTTGCGAAATTAGGATTAACAAAGATATGTCACAGGAAAGCAAGGACGAGGCTCTTTGTCATGAAATAGTACATGGCATATTTGTCCATCTTGGATATAACGATTATGCACAGGATGAGCAGTTAGTACAGGCTTTAGGAAATGCAATATATCAAGGATTTAACATTAAGACAGAAAGTGAGGATAAGGAATGAAGATACCATGCAATACACATGAATTAAAGATACTACCGAAGTGGTTTGAAGATGTGCAGGAAAACAAGAAGAATTTTGAGATACGGAAAAATGACCGTAATTTTAAAGTGGGAGATTATCTAATACTCAAAGAATGGTACAAAGGAAAATTCACAGACAGATATGTAATCCGTCAGATAGAGTATATCTACGAAGGTGACGGCACATACGGACTTTCAGAAGATTATTGTGTTTTAGGTCTAAAAGTACCGCAAGCGGTGATGATACAGAACGGCAATAATAATTATCAGATAAACAATGTTGGCACGTTGAACTTATAGGCAGAAAGTGAGGATAAGGAATGAATATTTATAAATGCAAACTTAATGGACTATTCTATGTTGTTACAGAAAAGTATGATGATAAATATGTCCGAGCCATAAATATCGAGGATAAGTACAGCTACACTATTCCGGTTGAAGATCTGGAACTGTGGTTGACGGAAGATGAATTAAAGAGGAGGTAAAAGAATGACAAGAGAAGAAGCAATAGCAAGGATTAAAAACCATAAGATTGCACATAAGATGAATGAGCCAAGAGCAATCTATATTTCGGAAGCCCTTGATATGGCAATCAAAGTATTAGAGCAAGAGCCTTGTGAGGATGCGATTAGTAGAGAAGCGGTACATGATTTAATTGCAACATGGTTATCTGATTACCTAACAGATGAAATAAGGGAAACATTAGAAACGATAGATGGAAAGGTCGAAGATTTACCACCTGTAACACCTACACAGAAATGGATTCCTGTTAGCGAGAGGTTGCCGGAAGAATTAGAGCCTGTGAACATTACATGGATAAATCATAATCCCGAAAGTTATTATGCGGATATTAAGGATAAGCCATTTACGGCAACAGGTGTATATTTTAACGGACAATGGTATTGGTGGTCTACGTTATGCACCGACATTTTAGCAGAATATAGCCACAATTATGATGATGTTATTGACGATGATATTGAAATTATTGCATGGCAACCGTTACCAGAGTCGTATGAGCCACAGGAAAGTGAGGGATAAGGAATGACACTAATAGACGGAGATAAAATTGTAACTGCACAATTATATGATGATGAATACGAAGAATTTACAGAACAGAAAATGAGTATTATTGATTATATCAATGCTTACACCGATGAAGGAGTAACAATGGCTGATGATGTACTTGACAAGATAAGAGCCGAGATAGCGGGAAAAAAGCAAAAAATCAATTTTAAGGGGTTAGACTCTTATGAAAAAGCACAGGCTGAAACGCGTTTATCAACATTAAACGAGCTTTTGCAGATTATCGATAAGTACAGAGCAGAAAGTGAGGATAATAAATGAAAGACTTTGAAGAAATGACAGTTGAAGAGCTTATAACGCTTTCTGAAAAAATCGGCAGACAGATTGCTATGAAACAGTACGGTTTAGGTTATAAAGACGGAACGGAAGATGCAAAGAGAGCTATGGAAGATAAGCTGATGATGAGCGAACAGGAAAGGCATTTTAAAGGATTAGAACAATGAATAAACTTGAAATCATAAATTCGCATATACCGATATGCCCGGAGTGCAATGGAAAAATGAAAATCAATCTCGTTCAGAGCAATGTCAAATGTACGCATTGCGGATGCATTTTCCAGATTATTGAGCTGGGACGGAATGATCGAGATTTTATCTGTGAGAGAAAGGAGAACTTAAAATGTCAGAGTTAATTGAATTATTAAGACCGATCTTATGGGTAATAATCGTATTCGGTATATTATTCGGATCGGCAATACTTGGAGTTATAATTTTCTTTTTTGTGAAAATTATAAAAAGTTTTAAGGATGATGAATTTAAGAGTCGGGTATAACACTCGGCTCTTTTTATTTGACAATATCAGAAAATTAAAATAAACTAACATCAAAGGAGTTTTCATGGATAAACGAACACTTAATGAAAAATATGCTCAAATTGGTGCGGAACTGATCGAGACAGAAGATGCGCTTAAGTATATTAAAGACAGTAAAGCGACTATAATATATTTATCCTCTGAACATGAAATGAAGAACAATGGTAAGCTTGTCCGCGCACAATGCGAGAAGATACCGGATAAATATAAATGGAGCATTCCTTGTGATTTTACGATTACTGTATTTGAGCCGAATATCGAAGGTTTTTCAGAGGATCAAATTAAAATTCTTATACTCCACGAATTGCTCCATGTGAAGATTGGTTTCAAAGATGATGGAAGTGAATCATATTCTGTTAATCCGCATGATATTGAGGATTTCAGATTGATTATTGATAGATATGGTCTTGATTGGGATGCAAAAATCGAACCTAAAGAAGAACAGCATAAATGGGAAAAGATTGATTAAGGTGATGCTATGGCAAATGAGCAAAATCTAAAACCTTGTGAATATACTTTAAGCCGAGAGCAAGCCAAGAAAGGCGGAATCAATTCGGGAAAATCAAGAAGAGAGCGTGGAGATATGCGAAAATCGGCTCAAGCTATTCTTGATGGAAAGTACAAAGACAAAGATGGAAATATCAAAAAAGGTTCTGATATTCTTGTCTTGAATTTGTTTGAAATGGCTTCTAATCCAAAGCATAAGCAATCGATCAATGCAACAAAGCTCTTAATGGAACTTGCAGGACAAGATCGAAGCGAAGAGGATATTGCAAAGCTTAAAGCCGAGATTTCCCTGCTTGAATCTAAAGCCAGAATGTTTGATGTTGGTTCTTCCTCTGTTGAGGATTTAACCGCTCTTGCGGAGATGCTGAAGGATGATGGAAAAGAGACAGACGATTGATTGGAAACCTTTTTCCAAGAAGCACAAACAGTATATCAAGAACGCTCTTCGCAACAAGATGAATGTCGCCGAAGGTGCGATCAGATCCGGTAAAACAATCGACCATTGCATTATTGCGGCAATGTACCTTGAGCAATGCAAGGACAAGATACACCTTGCGAGCGGCTCGACAATCGGAAACGCAAAGCTCAACATCGGAGTATGTAACGGCTTCGGACTTGAAAATCTGTTCCGGGGGCGATGCAAGTGGGGAAAGTACCGAGACAATGAAGCTCTGTTTATAGGAACGCAGACTGGCGAAAAGGTTGTGATCTTTGTCGGTGGCGGCAAGGCGGACTCATATAAGCGCATACTCGGTAACTCATATGGACTATGGATCGCAACCGAGATCAACGAACATTATGATTCCGAGGATTCCCGAACGAGCTTCATCAAGGTGGCATTCGGTAGACAGATTGCGGCGGAAAATCCGCTTGTGCTGTGGGACTTAAACCCTTGCAATCCGTCGCATCCAATATATGAGAGCTATATTGATGCTTATCTGAAAGGATACCTTGGCGGATACCAGTATCAGCACTTCACGATTGCGGACAATCTATCGATCACACCGGAGCGCAAGGCGGAAATCGAAAGCCAGTACGAAGTAGGCTCTGTGTGGTACAGAAGGGACATTCTTGGCGAGAGATGTATCGCAGAGGGATTGATATACCCTATGTGGGAAAAGGCTCTCTGTGAGCCACCTAAAGGCGATATTTTGGAACAATGTATTTCTATCGACTATGGAACGATGAATGCATTCGCTTGCATACTATTTGTGAAGATCGGCTCCGTATGGTATGGTATAAGGGAGTATTACTATTCCGGAAGAGATACGGGAATTCAGAAAACGGACGAGCAATATGCCAATGATCTTGACGGATGGCTTGCAGACATTCATTTGCGAGAGGGCGAAAAGCTCGAAACGATCATTGATCCTTCGGCGGCATCGTTTATCGCTCTCCTTCGGAAGCGAGGAAGATACAAGGTGCGACCTGCGGATAACGATGTCCTTGCAGGAATACATGAAACCGCCAATGCGCTTGATAATGGATATGTGAAGATATCCAACAAGCTCGAAAACTGGAAAAAAGAAGCAGGCGGTTATATTTGGGATGTGAAAGCGACCGAGGATAAGCCAGTAAAAGAAAAAGATCACGATATGGATGCAATGAGATATTTCGTGAAAACGAAGCATATAGTGCGTATAGCAAACAGGAGGGTATTATGATTACCATACAGGACTTACAGGCTGTTGGGGAAGATGAACAGGCAAGAATTGATTTCGTGCACCAGGCGATTCAGAAGCACAAAACAACTGCTGATTACAGAACTGCGCAGATTGCGGATGAATACAACCGCAGGAGAAACAGAACGATTCTCCAATATCAGAAACTGCTTTATACCATGTCCGGCGAAGCTGTTCCGGATAACTATTCGGCAAATCACAAGCTCTGTTCAAACTTCTTTAATCGCTTTGTAACACAGCTCAATCAATTTCTGCTTGGTAACGGCGCAGAATGGGGAGATGAAAAGACCGGCGATGCACTCGGAGAAGATTTCGACGATGTATTGCAAGACCTCGGCGAAAAGGCTCTTGTTCACAAGGTATCATTCGGATTCTGGAATGCAGATCATCTTGAGGGCTTCTCATATCTTGAATTCGCTCCTATGTGGGATGAGAACGACGGACTCCTTAAGGGTGGAATCCGATTCTGGCAGATCGCTGAGAACAAGCCGTTAATGGCTACGCTTTACGAGATTGACGGATATACCGAGTATGCGTGGATAAACGGCGAGGGACAGATCAAACAGGAAAAGAGACCGTATCAGATTAAGGTTAAAAGCACCGATGCGGATGGAGTGATTGCCATTGAGGGCGAAAATTATCAATCATTCCCGATTGTACCTTTTTGGGGAAACAAATATCATCAGTCAGAATTTGTCGGAATGCAGATGGATATTGATTGCTATGATCTTATTAAGTCGGGCTTTGCAAATGATATTGACGATGCGAGCCAGATATATTGGATCATCCAGAATGCCGGGGGAATGGATGATGTCGATATAGCGAAATTCCTTGACAGATTAAGGCGCACAAGAACTGCTCTTATGGATGATGATGGAGCAAAAGCCGAGGCACATACGCAAGATATCCCTTACGAAGCAAGAAAAGAGATGCTCGACAAACTCCGCTCCGATATGTACGACGATTTCATGGGGCTTGACACCAAGAATATCTCAAACGGAGCTACCACGGCGACACAGATTGAGGCGGCATACGAACCGCTGAACTCCAAAGCTGATAAATATGAGTACAATGTTCTGCAATTCATCGGAAATATCCTTGCTCTTGCAGGAATAGAGGACAAAGCAACATTTACTCGATCAATGATTGTCAATGCGCAGGAAACAATCACTGTTATCTTGCAGGCGGCACAATTCCTTCCAAGAAATTATATCACGAAAAAGATCCTGAATGTTCTGGGAGACGGAGATCAAGCAGAACAGATCCTTAAGGAAATGGATTCCGAGGATTATGAAAGGTTCGGTGGCGGAAATAATGACAATAATGTCAATAATGACAATAATGACAATAATGCCGAGGTTAAATAATGGATTATGGTCACAGGCAGACAGATGAAGAACTCAAGCGATTAGAAAGACGGATTGCGAGAGAATACGAGACCGCTTACAATGAAGTTTCTGAAAAATGCGATGCTTACTTTGAGAAATTCGCTCAAAAAGATGCAGAAATGCAGATGAAACTTGCCGCCAAAGAGATCACAGAACAGGAATACAAGCAATGGCGATATAATCAGATGATGACCGGAGAGCGGTGGCAAGCGTTAAGGAACGATCTTGCGAATGATCTTGTGCGAGCTGATGAGATTGCGCTTGATATGGTCAACGGCACTCTTCCAGAAGTCTATGCGAATAACTTCAATTTCGGCACATACGAAGTTGAAAAGGGTGCGAATATCAATACAAATTTCACGCTCGTGGATCGTGACACTGTAATGAATCTCCTTAAGGATGATCCGGACATATTTCCGATGCCTACTTTAAACAAGATCAAGGACGGAATATGGAACAGAGGACATATTGTATCAGCGATCGCACAAGGAGTATTGCAGGGCGAATCAATCCCGAATATTGCGAAGCGGCTTGAATCGGTTGTCGGAATGGATAGATCAGCGGCGATACGAAATGCGAGGACTTATACCACAGCCGCCGAGAACGCAGGGCGCATGGACTCATATCACAGAGCCGAAAATATGGGCATTCAGATGCGCAAAATGTGGGTTGCGACAGATGATGAGCGCACCAGAGATAGTCACAGAGAGCTTGACAAGGTTGTTGTCGATACCGATGATGAATTTCCGAACGGCTTAAGCTATCCCGGAGATCCGAGCGGCGATCCGAGCGAAGTATATAATTGCAGATGCACTCTTGTTTCAGTAATTAAGGGACATGAATACAAGGATGTTGATTATAGGAGCAAGGAAGATTACGAGGAGTGGAAAAAGGAAAAAGAAAAAGATAAAACCGAGGAGTCTGTTCGCATAGAATTCACTCCTGCAAAATCTATCGAAGAAGCTGAAGCCTATGCAAGGGATAATTTTGTCGTAGACTCAAAATGGGCAGGCGAGGGCAATGTATCATTTAAGGGTATGTCGCTTGATAATGTAAATGCCATAAATGAAGAATTAACCCATTTATTTGCTGAAAACAATGTACCTAAATACAGAAATATAGGAGTAATGAACTTTAGGCAGAATATATGGAAAGATGCAAAGGATGCACCGATGGCGTACCGCAATTACGGTAACGGTGAATTATTCTTTAACCCCAATATCCTAAAAACCGAAAAATCCCTTAATACCTATATGGAAAAAGGCAAAGAGGCTTTTGATTATTGCGTAAATAACCTTGATAAATTTAGTGGAAAACAGCTTGAAATGGTTATGCAATACAAAGAGGCAGGCAGGCAAACGATAGCGGAATTAAGCGATACACCAATAAAGGCAATGTTAGACCACGAATTTGGGCATCATATCGACCACCAAATTATATTAAAAGACAAGGAATTTGCACAAATAACAAGGGATGGTATGGAAGAATACGGCATAAAACTATCGGGGTATGCATTGCACAGCAGGGGCGAATACGTGGCAGAAAGTTATAGCGCATACAGAAATGGTTTAGCCGATATAGACCCTGCGTTAAAAAAGGTATTTGACGAGGTGGCAATAAATGGCTGAAATAATAATTGATGATTTTTATGCGGATGTTGTAAAACTTGCGGAACAGGCAAAGGAAAAAGAATCCGAAGCCGAAAAGGACAAAGAAAAAGATGAACATTGAAGTCGCAAATAATCACATAGACGAATGCCTTGAATTGCTTGCATCTGCAAAGGCTAAAGTGATCGAGGAATGGGGCTTGATTGCGGAGGGATATGCAAAGATGAATTGTCCTGTTGATACCGGACGATTGCGGAACTCGATTTCTCACGGAAAAGAGGGCGATGATACAATGGTTGTCGGCACAAATGTCGAGTATGCGCCTTATGTGGAACTTGGGACAAGCAGGATGTCAGCACAGCCTTATCTTGCTCCTGCAATAGATGAACACATGGACGAATACAAGTCAATTTTGCAAGAAGAAATGCAGAATGCATAAATTTTTGCAAGAAATATTGCAGAAATTAAAATTTTGTGATAATTTAAAAATTGTAAACAAATATTCTAACAGGCGAGGTAATGCCTGCCGAAGCACAGGAGGATAAATACATGGCACTTAGCAGAAAATTCCTTTCCGCTCTGGGAATAGAAGCGGACAAGATTGACGAGATCATCAATGCCCACAGCGAGACAGTCGATGCCCTCAAAGAAGAGAGAGATAAGTACAAGGCTAACGCAGAGGGCTACGACGAGAAGACCAAAGAGGTTGAAAAGCTCCAGAAGGAGATTGAGACCTTGAAGGACTCGCAGAAAGACAGCTACAAGGTTAAGTACGAGGCGATCAAGGAAGAATTTGACGATTACAAGAAATCTGTCGAATCCGAGAAGACCAAAGCTACGAAGACCGAAGCATTCAAAGGCTTGCTTAAGGAGATCGGTGTTGCTGAAAAGCGCATTGATTCCGTAACAAGGGTTTCCGACATTGACAGCATCAAGCTTGACAAGGACGGAAAGATTGAAAATGTGGCTGATCTTAAGAAGAGCCTGTCCGAAGAATGGGCTGATTTCATCGTCAAGGAACAGAAGAAAGGTGCCGATACCAAAACTCCGCCGGACAACAATGGTGGAAAAGTCAAAACCAAGAAAGAGATCATGGAGATCACCGATACCGAAGAGCGGCAGAAGGCTCTCCGTGAATATCTCGAATCACAGGAGGAATAAAAAATGGCAAAGGAAAACCTTACCAAAGTTGCAAATATCGATGTAACTGTGCGTGAAGTCGATTTTGTTTCAAGATTTGCAAAAAACTGGGATGCGCTTCGTGCGATCCTTGGCATTACCAGACCTATCAAGAAAGCTCCCGGAACGAAGCTTGTATCTTACACTGCGACCTGTACGCTTGAGAGCGGATCGGTTGGAGAAGGAAATGAGATTCCTTATTCACAGACCGAGGTTACCGAAGCGGCATATGGCGATGTAACAATCGAGAAATATGCAAAGGCTACATCTATCGAGGCAGTGAACAAGTACGGTGCGGCAATCGCTGTTCAGAAGACAGATGATGCCTTCCTCAACGAGCTTACCCTTAATGTACTCACAAGATTCTACACCTTCCTTAAGACAGGCGAACTTACCGGAGCTGAAGCAACTTGGCAGATGGCTCTTGCTATGGCAAAGGCGAAGGTTATCGACAAATTCCAGAAGATGCGCAAGACCGTGACTGAGGTAGTCGGCTTTGCAAATGTGCTTGATGCTTACAAGTATGTTGGAGCGGCAAGCATCACGGTTCAGACTGCTTTCGGAATCAACTATGTCAAGGATTTTATGGGGTACAGCACTCTGTTCCTGCTTTCAGATCCCGACATTCCGGAGGGAACTGTAATCGCTTGCCCTGTTGAGAACATCGATCTCTATTACATCGATCCTTCCGACAGCGAGTTTGCAAAGCTCGGACTCAACTATACTGTTGACGGCGAGACTAATCTTATCGGCTTCCACGCAAACGGAAACTACGGTACAGCAGTCGGCGAGGTATTCGCTCTTATGGGTATGACTCTCTGGGCAGAGTACCTTGACGGAATCGCAGTCGTTGAGGTTGACGATTCTTTTTAACTGATCTTACCGTATCTCCCGATGCTGACGATGCTTCCTATCCTTGGACTTCACTTCATCCGAGTGATTTCCAGAGCGACATCGCAGTAAACGACGGTAAGATTACTGGAGAACTCAAGTTTATCGAGGGCGGACTTTCGCCGAGCGGATACCTTTCCGGAGACGGTTACTTCCTTGCACTTAAGTTTGACAACTTCTCAAGCGGTCTTACTTATGCGAACGTGCAGGTTGGTATTAATCCTTCGCAGGGCGCAGGAATGCAGACTCTTGATTCTGACAAGAATGCGGTATTCAAGATTACCGACAAGAATGTTCAGAAGCTCAAGACTGTTCAGACCGATTCTCAGGGACACAAGAACATCCAGTATTTCGATTTGAGCGGATTAACGCTCGAAGAGACAGGAGCTTAATTTATGGCATACAGAGTTATCAAGTACTTCACAGATTTGCAGGATAACGGATACGCTTATAAAGTGGGGGATTTATTCCCCCACAAGGGCTTCAAAGTATCCGAGGACAGGCTTAAGGAATTATCCTCGAAAAACAACCGCAGACACACTCCGCTGATTGAGAAGATCGAGGAAAAAATGTCAGAAGTTGAAGAGGAAAAGACCGAGCCTGTTCCCGAGGATACCAAGCCAAAGAAAAAGAGGACAAAAAATGCTGAATGAGCTGTGTAAAGAATTGAATAACTGGTTTGAGAAGCTTGTCATTGTCGGAGATATTCGAATCGCAGATGGCAAGATTAAAAACCCGAAATTTCTTTCAGTTATACAGGAAAATCAGTATTTCCGGATTATTGGAAGCGTATTCAATGACGGAGTATATCAGTACACCGATGAGCTTAACCTTGTTGACGAGGAATATCACGGCGGCTTATGGACGATGGCTATTCCCAAGGATGTTATTGACCTTGCAACAGATATTAAGAACTGGTGCGACAAGTACGCAGGAGTTGATTCGGTTGCAATGTCTCCGTTTAATTCCGAAAGCTTCGGTGGATATTCTTACAGTAAGAGCACCGGCGGTAGCTCATCTGGTGGAGTTGATGCACCTTCTTCTTGGCAGAGCGTATTTGCAAATAGACTGAAACATTGGAGAAAACTATGAGTCTTCTTGATGAATATATGGAAAACTGCATATTTCTCGATAAGACTACTGTTCCCGATGGCTATGGCGGATATGATATTGCTTGGAAAGAGGGTGCTCCGTTTAAGGCGGCAATCGTACTTGATAGCTCAATGCAGGCAAGGGTAGCGGAAAAACAGGGTGTAACAGCTCTATATACGATCACGACATCCAAAGTACTCAATCTTCAATATCACGATGTATTCAAGAGAATATCAGACGGAAAGATATTCCGGGTAACATCTGACGGAGATGATAACAAGACTCCGTCAAGTGCAACATTGAATATGAGACAGGTTTCCGCAGAGGAATACAAGCTATCGGGGAACATAGAGAATGAATAAAGCACAAGCACTTCAATCTTTTTGGAGCGGTTTCGGGCTTCCTGCGTATGATTCAACCGATGTACCCGATGATGCTCAAATGCCATATATCACTTATTCTGTTTCGACAGATAGCCTTGACAATGTGGTCAACATGAACGCTTCGTTGTGGTATCGGACTCCTTCTTGGAAAGATATTACGGACAAAGCGGATCAGATCGCCGAGGCAATCGTTAGAATGAACCCTCCCTCAATCCAGTTGGATAATGGGAGACTCTATATTGCTAAAGGTACACCGTTTGCACAGCGTATGTCTGATGAGGACGGAAATGTGCGGCGAATATACCTAAACATTCAAGCCGAATTTCTCACGGCATACTAACCTTTTGAAAGGAGAATCAAAATGGGAAAGTTTACAGTCATTCCCGAAGATACCTTCTCGGGCTTACAGCTTGATGCAGGTGTTCTTCTTAAAACTTTTAATCCTGCGAATCCTGTTGCTCCGCAGGATGAAGATATCATCTGTGCAACAACTGGCGGCATTACCGCTTCTTGTGTGCCGACATTTTCAGATCTCGGCGAGGATGTTGATAATGTACCTGTGAACATGAAGGAGCTTAAGCACCTTGATTCATGGGAGTGCAAAATCTCAACAACTTCCCTTGGCACTACTCCCGAGCTTATCAAGCTTGCACTTGGCTGTGCTGATATCGATTCACAGAACGCATCAAAGATTGTTCCGAGAAAAGATCTTGCACAGACCGACTTTTCAGATATCTGGTGGGTTGGTGACAGAGCAGATGGCGGACTTGTTGCAGTACAGCTTAAGAATGCACTTTCAACCTCAGGCTTCAGCCTTAAAACCACCAAGAATGGAAAGGGACAGATCACGCTCGAAATCACCGGTCATGTTTCCATCAATGCACAGTCGGTTGTTCCGATGGTATTCTATTCGATGGAAGGCGATTCGGTTACCACATATCAGATCAAGCAGATCCTCTCTCATGTAACTTCGACATTCACCGGAACATATATCGATGATGATACCGATTTCACCACCACTCTTGCGGCGGCTGAAGATTACACCATCGAGAATGTTGTTGTTCTCATGAACGGAGAAGATGTAACCGATGATTATTATGCATCCGCAACTGGAATCGTTGCGATTGCAAAGGCATCCATTACCGGAGACATCGAGATCATTGCAACAGCAACATCAACCTAAAGGAGATTAAAGCATGAAACTTTCGGATATCAAAGGTGAGGCGGCTCTTGATGCCGTCGCAGACTTAATTGATCCAATCACAGACCTTGCGCAGGATAAAATCCTTGTCGGGCTTTTAAGACTTAAAAATTATGCACCGGCAATAAAATTAAGTATTAAGGGACACAAAAAAGCGGTAATTCGGATACTTGCAATCCTTAATCAGCAGGATCCGGACACATATGAGCCGAGCCTTGTTGATCTCCCGAAGATGCTTCTTGATTTAATCAACGATCCTGCATTTGCAGACCTTTTTCAGTCGCAGGCGGAGACAACGGAAGAGACCTCTTCTTCGTCTGCTATGGAGAATACAGGGGCAAGCGAGAACTAAAGCCCTTTATGCGGTATGTTTTTTCACGATTTAAAGTATATCAGCGTGAAGAGGCATACCGCATTTATGTTACAGACGCTTTAAAGGCTTATTTAAGGCTTGATACTCGCTTATACGATATAATTTACCCTCACATTGAAACACGCACACCAGAGGGCATAATAGAGGGCATAAAAAAGAAATTAGGTGGCTAATATGGATATATTTGATCTTGTTGCGAAATTATCGCTCGATTCAAGTGAATATGAAAAGGGATTGTCCGGGGCAGAACAGGATGCCGGATCAGTTGGAAGCAAGATCCTTGGTGGATTAGGTAAAGTCGGTGCCGGCGTAGGTGCTGTTGTTGGAGTTGTCGGCGCAGGGGTAACGGCGTTAAGCGGTGCGCTTGTGGATGGAGTTACCGACCTTGCATCGTATGGCGACAATATCGATAAAAATTCCCAGAAATTAGGCATAAGTGCCGAGGCGTACCAAGAGTGGGATGCCGTTATGCAACATAGCGGTGCGTCAATTGACGGACTAAAAATGGGCATTAAGAAGATAAATGAAGACCTCTCTACCGCTCCGAGTAAAATAGAGGACTATTACGAAGAGCTGTATAACCTAAAAGACGCATTTAATGCAGGAACTATATCACAAGAGGAATACAGTGATTCCTCCAATAAATTAGGCGACGCTTTGTACGATAGCCTTGGCGGTATCGGAGAGTTAGCGAAAACAGCAGGATTGAGCATTGATACAATAGAGCAGATGGCGCAGGATTCTGACTTTGCGCTTGAAACGGTCATTACGGCTTTACAGGATATGCCCGAAGGTGCGCAAAGAGCGTCACTTGCCAATGAGGTTCTTGGACGCTCTGCGATGGAATTGGGGGCATTGTTTAACACATCCGCAGAAGATACGCAAGCTATGCGTGACCGAGTGCATGAATTAGGTGGTGTGTTATCGGATGAAGCTGTAAAGGCATCCGCATCATTCCAAGACCAGTTGCAGGATATGCAGACAGCACAGCAGAGCCTTTCAAGAAATATGCTATCGGATTTTTTGCCAAGCATAACAACCGTTATGGGTGGCTTGACTGATTTGTTTGCAGGCGACTATGAAGGCGGTGCGGAACAGATATCAAATGGTATCGATAATATCATAACAACCGTTACCGAAAAATTGCCCCAGTTTATGGAAGTAGGCGCAGAAATTATAATGAATCTGGGAAATTCCATTGTCACAAATGCGCCTAAAATCCTAAAAGCAGGAATTTCAGTAATGAAAGAACTGGCAATCGGGCTAACCGAATCCTTGCCAGATTTGATTGACACGGCGAGCGAAATAATAACAACCGTTTTGGATTCATTGAGCGAAACCTTGCCTGAGCTTTTGCCAAAACTTTTGAGTGCCGTGATAGAGCTTGTGGGCAGGCTTTTAGACCACTTGCCCGAAATTTTGAGCAGTTTGCTTAATTTGGTGGAAGTTTTGGTCGATTCATTGCTGACAGAGGGCTTGCCGATGCTCTTACAGGCATTGCCAGATATCATAGTTGGCGTGGTGAATTTTATTGTCAGTGCCATTCCTCAGATTTTGAATGCCGTAATAAGCATCGTGCTTGCCATTGTTCAAAATCTCCCGACCATCATAACAAGCCTAATTTCAGCCATTCCGACAATAATAACAGGTGTTATCACTGCAATTTTAGAAAATCTTCCGTTATTTATTGACGCAGGAATCCAGCTTTTTGTCGGGCTGATTGGCGCACTTCCCGAAATCATAGAGTCTCTTATCGAAGCCGTTCCGTTAATAATTACGGGGCTTGTCGATGCCTTTAAACAGAACGAGCCTAAAATCAAGGAAAGCGGTAAGAAATTACTTGAATCGCTTGGGAATGGGCTGAAAAATCTGGGTAGCACAATCAAGGATGCAGTGAAGAAAATCTGGGATGCCTTAAAGAATAACTTTAAATCCGTTATCGACAATGCGAAGAAGTGGGGCATAGATTTGATTATGAACTTTGTTAACGGTATCAAATCAAAGATATCTGCCGTGACGGATGCGGTTAAAAATGTCGCAGGCAAAGTAAAAGACTTCCTCGGTTTTTCCGAACCAGACGAAGGTCCTCTTTCCAATTTCCACACATACGCACCCGATATGATGGAATTATTTGCTAAAGGAATAGCTGATAACACGGATGTTGTAACTGATCAGATCGCAAAGAGTTTCAACTTTGAACAGCCTATCGTAGACGTGACAAACACCGGTACATCTGCTACAATGAATAGGGATACCAATATGGAAACCGTAATAGATTTGTTGCAACAGCTTGTGGAAAAAGACCCCGTAGAACTTGGGGCAAATGCCGAGGGCATATTTAACCTTGTAAGAAAGAAAAGCACCGAATTTTACAAGACCACAAGTAGAAGTGCATTTGCGTGAGGATAAAAAATGCAAGTTATCATAGGGAACACGGATTTATCGCAATATGTGCAGGAAAAAAGCTATAAGGTAGATAGCGTTGATGATTACAGCGAGTGGAAAGATGCAGGCAAACATCTGCACCGTATGGGCTACGTATCAAAGATACAAGGCTCTTTTGAGTTGGTTTTTATCGATGGCTATAACGGGCACGATGGCTATGGTGATTTTTTAGACCTTATTGCAGATAATTCAACCGACAAACGGCTTATCATTAAGGTTACTGTGGGAAATCTTAATAACCAGTTAAAAGAAATCGAGTGTTATTACGATTTAAAAACCAATTCTATGCGGTGGACAAAAAACGGTAGCAATGTAGTTGTTAAACGTATCTTAATGACGATTGAGGAACGGTAAATGCTTACGGTTACAGATGCCACGAAAGAAGCGTGGGCAAGTGAAACATCGACCAAAATGCTATCGATATTGATAGTGGGTGAGGGATTTGTAGAAAATGAAGAAATCGAAGCAGATAGTTTTACCATAACCGAAAGCCTTATGTCGTCACGAAGTTTTGAAGCGGTCGGTTGTATCTCAAAAAAACTTGAATTTGTAACAAGTGGATTCAACCGACCCGTTTTAAAAAATAAACGTATTTACGCAAGCATTAAAGCCAATGATACCGAGGAAATAAATGTTTTTGCCGGGCTTGTGGATTCTGGTAAAAAGCTATCGCATAGAGGCTTGAAAAAGGTAACGGCGTATGATGAATTTTACCGCTTATCAAATGTGGATGTAACGGAATGGTATAACAATCTGGAGGAAACAACTATATACGGGGCATTGCAGGATTTTGCATTGCATAATGCGATAGGCATAGCCTCTAATATAGTGCTTATAAACGGCACGATGCCTTGCTTTGGTGGTACGTATCGCAGGGTAAAAAAGCTATCGGGATTAGACTTTTTAAAGCACGTATGCCAGATAAACGGGTGCTTTGGTTATTTCAATAATAACGGTGTGTTTGATGTAAAGTACATCAACGTAAAACGGCAAAGGGCTTTGTACCCTGCTGATAGCTTGTTTCCGTCAAATGATATATACCCGTCAGATTATGAATCCGGTGGTGATGTAACGCAGACCATTATAAATGCATACGAAAGCCTTGATTATTCCGATTATACGATTAAGCCTATTGATAACGTAATAATCCGTGATACATCCAAGGATTATGGCGTACAGTATTACGGCGGTGGTGCAAATTCTTATATTATACAAGGTAATATCTTTGCGTTTAACCAAGATTATGAAACCTTGCACGAGGCTTTGCTTAAGATATTCAACGCACTTTCGCAGATAACATTTAGACCGTTTAAAAGCGGTCAGAATGCGTATCCGTGGCTTGAATGTGGCGACAATCTGATTTATTATGATTATGATAATAATGGCGATCAGATAACGGTAGAAACCTTGATAATGTCAAGAACATTAAAAGGCGACCAAGCTATGTGGGATGATTACAAAGCCGAGGGCGAAATAGACGAACTTAACGAGTTTGATTTAAAAGCACAGCTTGAAGATATACAGAACCAGTTAGAGGAAAGTAATGATAACGGTTAATAACCTTACTAAAGAGGCGTGGAAATCTGAAATATCGCAGAAGCATATCACCGTTACCGTAACCGGTGTGGGTACAATTGACGAATCAAATATAGATGTTGATAGCTTTGAATTGATTGAGAGTATTGTAGCATCACCATCCATTGAATTTGTGGGCTGTATCGCACGTAAACTAACCTTTACCACGGATGCGTTTAACGATGCGTATTTAAAGAATAAGCAAATAAAGGTATGGTTACAAGCCGACCACACGCAAAGGATAGCGGTATTTACTGGCATAATAGATGAATCCGTTAAAGCATCTATGAAAGGCTTAAAAACCATAGTGGCGTATGATGATTTTTACCGTTTATCGCAGATTGATGTATCCGGGTGGTGGAACAGTTTAGGCGTATCTACTATTTATCGCTCTTTTCTGTCGTTTAAGGCAAAATACGGCATAGATAATTATGTACTGTGGTTACAGAATGGGGATTATCCCTGCTTTGGCGGTACAAAAAAGCGTGTGCGTGAAATGTCGGGGCTTGATTATCTAATGCAACTGTGCCAAATAAACGGCGTTATCGGCTATATCGATGGCGATGGTATGTTTTCCGTAAAGCACTTAAACGAGCAGGGGCACGAGGATGTACCTGTGTTTAAAGATTTTGAGTATGAGGATTATGATGTAAAAGCCATCGATAAAATCATAATCCGCAATACTTCTGATGAAAGCGGTGTGTTCTATCCGTATTCTGGCGTAAATTCCTATATCATACAAGGTAATATATTTGCATACGACCAAACGGGTACGGATTTGCTTGAAATGGCGCAAAACATCCTTGATGAAGTAGCGGAGATAGGGTTTAAACCCTTTTCTGCTTTCCAGATTGCTTATCCGTGGTTAGAATGTGGCGATACGGTATCCTATACCGATGTGGACGATGAGGGCGTGGAGCATACCCTAACCCTATTGGTAACAAACCGTAGGTTATCTGGAAATCAGTTTATGTCGGATGAATATTCCGCAGAGGGTGAGCAAGACCAAAGGTTATTTATAACCGACTTGCAAATGCAGGTCGAGGATATAAAAAACCAGATGGAAGAGGACGAAGAAAAAGAGGATAATAATTACCGTGGCATTGTGCTTGTGGAATATAACGATAATCCCGAAGTTGAAATATACGGCGGTATAGCAGAAGTTGTAAACGGTATAGTAACGGAGATAAGTTAATGGGCGAATGGGAGTTAGTCAATATACAAGGCATATCTGGAACGGGCTATTATGATTATGCATCTGTAAAAAGGATAGCTGATAATATCGGTGGTACGGTCAATTACGCATCTGAACTGGGGTATACATCAATAAGCGGATTGTGGAGCACAACCACACCTCAAATGAATTTGCTACCCGTATACATTCCAGATGGTTCAGTTTATGGATTGATTTTTTACGGTGGATGGTCTTATGGTTCGCCAGATTCATATATATATTTTGTAGACCTTGACGAAAGCGGTGATGTAGCATCAAAAGGTAGTATAGGTGGCACAACTTATGTAGGGTATAATATGGTCGCAATTTATACAGACGGTGATTTTTCCGTTATCAAAACGCCAGATGGAAATAGCGAACGGCGGTGGTTTGGTTTTGATACTTGCGAAAATGTTTTACTTGATACTGATTGCTTTTGTTGTATTGGTAATTCTGGTGAGATAGTAGATTTAGAAAACCCGAAATCAGAAGATTATCAATATATTTATGCAAGTTCTATGATTGGCGGTTCAAATATTATTCAGAATGACGGTTCATTATTTATAGAAATTATACCTTATTCAGCTTATTATCAATCATACAGCGATTCATCGTTAAGGGCTAATATTTTAACATGCAATAACATAAAAAAATCCATTTATGATTATAGCGACCGAAATAGAATTATAGAAGTTAACGGAGTAAAGTTTTCAATGTTATCAAATACAAGGCTTTATATTCCCGTGGAGTAAATTATGGCAATATCAAACGATTGGCAAAATGTACCATTAAACAAAATATCAATACAAGATGTGACAGAAACATACCGTGCAACAATCTATGATAGGGAATCGGTAGAAAGAATCGCAAGTGTTATGGGGTGGGAATGTATACCTATATCCCAGACCTTTAAAATCAAATATAATACGGCTGAAAATTGGGACGAATACCCTGCGAACGCTATATATGCGATAAGACCGATAGACCAAGCCGATAATTATGGTTTGGCTGTAATTCCTGCATTCATAAGTGAAAGTAGCCAAGGATATGTATGCGTGTTTGCTCTCGTATCATTATCAAATGGTTATTGCGTGGCATATATAACTCTAAATTACGCCTCTATTGATAGCAATATAATGATATTAAGACCTTCTGCCACGGGCTGTATGGGAATTAAATTTTTCAGAAATGGAAATACACAAGTAAAATTATGCCTTGATAATTTCCTTAATCCTAAAACGGGAAATGTAAAATGGGGTGTAATATCAACATCGTATGTAATTACACCAAGCGATTACAGCGGTAAATATTTTATGGATTTATATACTGGAACAATTTTAGGGATAACGGCATCCCCTGGAAGCCATTATAGGATAGTATCACCATCAAGCAATTTTTACCCGTATGTTGCATTAAAAAAGATGGTAGTTATAACGACAGAGGGAATTTACATAGCAAGAACAGCGTATACATCTTATATAGATTATAACGAGGGTGAAAGGACAATTGAGCTTGATGGGGATATGTACAGAGCACTTGGTATATTTAGGTTATATATTCCCTTAAATTAAGGAGCAGATTATGGCGTATCAGAAACAAAGATGGACAAATTCACCATCAACCGACAGCCCTATAAAGGCGCAAAGGCTGAATCACATGGAAGATGGCATCGGTGACAATGACGAAAGAATCAGCGCACTTGAAAACGAACCGACAGCGCATACCATTTTAAACAAACAGGGAACAGCAATGACGGAAAGACCGAACTTGCAGTTTACTGGCGTGGCAGAAGTATCGGACAATGCACCAAGCAACAAGACCATCGTAAATATACCATCTAATCTGTCGGCGTTTTCTAATGATGCAGGATTTATAGATAACACGGTTAATAACCTTGTAAATTACTATAAGAAAACCGAAACCTATACGCAGGCAGAAGTAAATGCTTTAATAAGTGCCATCGTAACGCTTAACATCCTTGTAGTGCAGACCTTACCCACGCAAGATATATCGACTACTACGATTTATCTTGTGCCTAAAGCAACGGCGGAAACGCAGGATGTATACGATGAATATATCTATGTAAATAATGCGTGGGAGCATATCGGTAGTACGCAGGTAGATTTATCCAACTATTACACCCAGTCTGAAACCGATGCTCTTTTGGATGATAAGGTCGATAAGGTCGCAGGCAAGCAATTATCCACAGAAGATTTTACAAGCACCTTAAAAAGCAAATTAGAGGGTATAGAGGCAGGCGCACAAGCAAACGTACAAGCCGATTGGAATCAGACCGACAATACCGCAGATGATTATATAAAAAATAAACCCACGTTAGGAAATATTGCAGGCATCGATTATGACCCGAATACATTAGGTGTCCAAACAGAGTGGAACACAACAACCTTATTTGCAAAGGGAGTAAAAAATGCGTCTTACCAGAATAACACACTCGAGCTTGAAATAACAAACCCTCAAGGTTCAATACAGCCCAGTACGGTATTATCTATTCCCATCCCCAACTTAAACTTATCAATCGTTGATGGCGCACTTTGCCAAACATTTACAGTATAGGAGGATAAAAATGGCAACAGTTACTAAACCAGTGGCATTAAACGAAAGCCTAAACACGACAGATTCCACGCCGAAAAACATAGCCGATGTGCTAAAAGATAAACTTGGCGATATAGCAAGCGCAATTAGTGGCGGTGGTGGCGGTAGCGGTGGGCATACCATTCAAAACGCATCGGGCACAAATATGCCCCAAGAACCAACGATGCAGTTTACGGATAGTCATGTATCAGACGATTCCACAAACGAAAAGACCGTCATTGAGAATATCAAATCCGTAACCGAGGCACAGTTTGAATCAGCCACCGAGGATGGTTTATATGATGTAGATGTTGAGGGCGCAGAGATAGGGGAGATAAGTGAGGATTATGTAGAGGTTACGGCTGACGGAGATAAAACATGGGCGACATTAATTAATGAAATATACAATGACCTTGATTTTAGCAAGATTAAAGATAATTCATATATTATAACAGATGGGAATGATTATCAGATATTAAGGTTAGATTATGTATATGGGAATAGTGCAATATTCACTAACAATATTGTAGCAACAAATGTAAATAGAACTATCTCTATAACAGTGTCCTCAAATAGCGAAAGATGGGTTGATAATAACGGAACTATTACTAATTCAAGTAGCAATAAACCTACCAAAGACACAGTAATCACCCTCTACTACGGCACCGACAAAGCGGTAGTCGATTTACAGACAACGGCGAATAGGTGCTTGATGAGTAATGGGGAGAGTGTTGAAAATAGATTAAAAGATAGTGGTTGGCAGACTTCTTCGGCAGTAAATGGAAATGTTGTTCAATATAGAAAAATAGGAAATCAAGTTTGGGTAAGGCGGTACACTACTGGAACAATTCCCGCTAATACACTAACAACAATAGCAAATTTACCTAATGGATATAAACCAACGCTAAATGTTCAAGTTGCAGTTGTTATTGAGGCAAGTCTCTATGGAGAGGTTGTTGTAACCAACAATGGAGAAGTTAAATATATGAGTAATGTAGCAAATACTATGGGAGCATTTTGCATCTCATATCTTATTGATTAGCGGAGGAATAAACAATGCTCGGATATAAAAAAGGAAACAGAAAACTTCTCACGGGTCAGATACCACTTCACTATCCCGGAGATAGAGTCTATTTAGACGGAGATAAGACAAAGAGTGTGCAAGATAAATGCGCAAGGAAAGCGGATTTAACAAATCTTGACCTCACGGGAACGACAAATACAACGGGTTCGACAATTCCTGCAGGAAAATTTTTTTACTTAAATGGAACACTTGTAAGAGCAAAGACAAATATAGCAAGCGGAGCAACGTTTACGCTGAATACGAATTATGAGGTTGCGACAGTAGGGGGATTGAATGATATTGTAGGTGAATTAACCATAGATACCATAGGTGGGTATGTTGATGTATCTTCATATACTTTATCAAACCCTTACATTGCTCCGTACGATGGGTATATAAATTTGGTAAATGGTTCTAATGAGACAGGGAGAATGTATTTAAAAGGTTCAAACCACGCAACAAGCCCATCGATAGAAATTGGAGGAACATCGGGACGCTTTGGTTTATATGTAAGAAAAGGTATGGCTATTTCAGTTTATGGCGAAAATTCGGGAGCGTATTACTTACGATTAACTTAATTAGGAGGAACAAATAAATGAAATACTATGTAATCTATGTTTCAAATGGAGCTTTACAGACAGAGCAGATAACAGAGTGGAGTGACCTTGATAGTGCAAAGGCGAAATTCCACGATGTTTGCAAGATTTTATGGAATGCGCCCGATGTATCAACGGCATCGGTAAAAATTCTCGACTCACAGTTGGACAATGTTGATGGCTATAAGGAGTTTATCAGTCATCCCGTTGTAGAGGAACCTACAGAAGAGTAAAGATTTAGACACGGTGGCGGAATAGGTAAACGCGACACGACGGTTGATGTTTGGGAACGTCAATTGATAAAGCATCATGTAAGGTGCGAATCCTTACCCGTGTCAGCAAGCCCACCAAGCCTCTTAACAATGCGTAACATGGTGGGCGATTTTGAAATCCATAGTGGCGGAGAGGGTAGACGCTTAAACGTGATAAGAGTCGGTGAAATTATCAGTACAAGCCGAAAGGTGTCCGATTCATGCGAGGTTCGATTCCTCGCCTATGGATTAAATGAATTAAACTTTTAAGCCTTAAAAAGTATAGTTCATTTTGGATAAAGTGCATAGTACAGATAAAAATTGAAATGAATTAAACATAGAACAATGGACACAGTAGAAACCTTTAAACAATGGTTTGCCGAAAACAAAGACAAACTAAACATTCCAAGGCTTGAAGATTTACCCGAAGATGATGAATGGTTTAACGATGAATGGGAGGTGTATGATGTATGGAATGGACGGAGCGTTGGAACAGATAATAAGAACGCAAAATGAATATGTAAACTATGTTATTGAGTGCGCTGATTTGGTCGGAATAAAAATAACCGAGAAAACATCACTTGATTTCAAACTAATCGCAGAGATAATGCGGAGAATGAGAGGAAAGAATGAACGGCATTGACATCTCAGAATCACAAAAGTACATAAACCTATCTTTGATAAAGTGCGATTTTGTCATTGTTAAGGCGACAGAGGGCAAAACATACACCGATCCTTGCTTCTTTCAGCACATAAATAATGCCAAGAAGCTCGGTAAACTGTTGGGATTTTATCATTTTGCTCGTCCAGAGAACAATCGCCCAGAAGAAGAGGTGCAAAACTTCCTCAATGTAATAGGCTCATATCTCGGTGAGGGGATCCCGTTTCTTGACTGGGAATCATCGGGCAAATATGACACCGCTTGGGCGAAACAATGGCTCGATATATTCTATCAGCGAACAGGCATAAAGCCTATAATCTATATGTCCGTCTTGTCTTGTGAACATGCTTACAATTGGAGCAATGTAGCACCATATTACAAGTTGTGGATTGCCAAGTACAGAGATAACGGCATCGACTATAACTACGATATGAGCAACGCCGGAAAATCTCCCGTCCCGAAATATTGGGATACATATGTTATGTGGCAATGGACTTCCGTAGGCAGACTTGACGGGTACGGCGGTGATCTTGATTGTGACCTATTCTACGGAACAGATGTTGAATGGAAGAAACTATGTAAAAAGGAAGGAGAAAAGCCAATGCCGGAATATAAGTATTTTGAAGTATTATCGGGAGTCAATAAATACTCCAAAAAAGAACACGGCGATATGTTCTTTACGATTGACGGAAGAGTATCAAACTTCCAGATCCGAGAATTTGCTTGCAAGGACGGATCAGATGAAATCCTTATTGACGGAGATCTTGTAAGGAGATTGCAGGATTGTCGGGATAAATTCGGTGTAACAACGATCAATTCAGCTTACAGAACTCCTGCTTGGAATGCAAAGGTAGGTGGTGCCACAAATAGTCAGCACGTTAAAGGAAAAGCATCTGATACCGTATGCAAGAATACTTCTCCGTTAGAGGTTGCGATGTATGCCGAGGCAATGGGAATGGGTGGAATCGGTCTTTATTCTTCATTTACCCATATCGACACAAGAGACGGAAAAGCTCGGTGGGACAGCCGAAGCGGAAGAGAAGTTGGAGTAGCAACATTCCTTAAGACGATCAAGCTCGGATCAAGAGGCGAGGAAGTAAAGATCGCCCAGAGGTATTTAGGAATATCAAAAGACGGTATTGACGGAATCTTTGGAACAAACACAAGAAAAGCTACACTTGAATTTCAGCATTTACATCATCTGACAGAAGATGGTATAATAGGCATACAGACATGGACTAAACTGCTCACGAGGTAAATGATATGACGGACGAACAGTACAACGACATTCGGGAAAAGCTTGAAAAACACGAAATATGCTTAACTGAATACGGGGTGCGGCTTATGCAAGTAGAAGAAACCACAAGAGAGATAAGGGAGCTTACTCGATCAGTGCAGATAGTGGCTGACCGGCAGGAACACATTTCCGAAAAAATAGACAACTTATCAATCAAAGTGGAGGATCTTGACAATAAGCCGAAGGAAAAATGGGACAAGGCTACTTGGCTTATCGTCGCTACGACTATTACGATCCTTGTGACTACTATTGTGAACGCAGTTATCAACAACATCCATTAAGGAGGATAAAAAATGATTAATGATAAAGTTTATGATATTTTGAAGCTGATCGCCACGCTTATCGCTCCGGCGGTAACCTTTATTAGCGCACTTCTCATCATCTGGAATGTGCCTTACACGGAACAGATCACGGCATCTCTGGCGGCACTCACTACGCTTATCAATGCGCTTGTGGCGATATTCAAGGCGAAATACGACAAGGCGCAGAGATTGACATCGGAATCGAATTAAGATATACTTCTTATATGCTGATTGATTGGTTCTCATTCATTAATTCCTTTCTTAAATCATTACGAAAAGGCTCGGGTAGCTCCCGGGCTTTTTTGTATGCAAAAAAAATATAAAAATATTTTCATTTTTTGTTGACATTTGGTGTATGTGGGTATATACTTATATTAAGAAACAAGGAAATGCACCACATTTTAAGGAGGAAAACAAAATGGCAACCACAATCATCAGAAACTTCGTAGTAAGAAACAGGAACTTCACGATCGTACAGAACGAGCAGGGATTTTACCTCGCAATCGAGGACAAGTACATCACTGACGGAAAGCTGAACAGAACCCTTAACGGATTCCAGATGTACGCAAACAAGGAACTGAACGGATGCCTTAATACCTGCAAGAATCAAGTCGAGATCGAATACCTTGTGGAGCAAGGGTACAGCAAAGCACAGGCATTCGCAACAGTATTCAACATCCCAATGACCGCAGAGTTTGAAAAAGCATTCGCATAAACCGAACACACCGAGCCGGAGCGGTTAATCTCCGGCAGGAAGGAAAATGATATGGCAATCACGAAAACATGGAAAGTATATGGAGCAGACGGACACAGACAGAGGGAGAGCTTCAAAGAATCATACAGATATGATTTTTCCGAGAACGGACAGACACGGATCATCGAGGTTTTGAACTCCGACAAGACCGGAACGAACGATTATAGCATCGTCAAGATCACAAGAGACACGGCGCAGGAATGCGAAGATGAATTTGAAGGACAGCTTACAGACGGAATCTTTGAGAACAGCAGAACCGGAAGGATTGAGGAGATAATTGAATGGAGATACGAGCTGATTATTATATGGAATACTGGAGAAAGAGAAGTATTCTCTTACCCGACAAGGGAAAAGGCGGAAGAAAAGGAAAGCGGATTCCACAGAGCTTTCGGAAATCAAATACAGTTTTCCTGCATTAACGAAAGGAGATTTTAACATGATTTTTCCAAGAAAAGAGATTGTTGACCAGATAAGGGCAGAGTATCCGCAGGGAACGAGGGTGCGATTGGTACAGATGCACGACTTACAAGCTCCGCCGATCGGGACAGAGGGAACGGTCAAAGGAGTTGACGATACAGGCTCCTTGCTGATGCGTTGGGACAATGGGAGCGGATTAAATGTGGTTTACGGAGAGGATAAGGTGGAAAAGATATGACGGAAGCGCAGAAAAGAGCGAGAGAGAAGTACGACAAGGCAAATACAATCATGATCTGTCTTAAGTTGAACAAAAAAACTGATGCAGATGTTATCCAGAAGCTGAACGAGGTTGAGAACCGGCAGGGATACATTAAGGAGCTTGTTAGAGCTGACATTAAATAAAACATTTACAAAACTCCCTTTATTGGCTATAATAAGCCCAAGAAGGGAGTTTTGTTATGCAAAACGATAAAATATCCTTTGCGGTATTTGAGGCGGCTTCTGTGCGGTTAGAGCGCACGATAAAACGGTTGTGGATATTGGCGATCATTCTCATTGTACTTCTGTTCGGGAGCAATGCTTTTTGGATTTATTACGAAAGCCAGTTTGAAACGATAAAAACCGAAATAGAAGCGGAACAAGACGGAGACGGAGTTAATATAATTGGCGGTGGCGATGTAGACTATGGGGCAGAAAGTAAAGATAAAACGGACTGAACGCAGACGGAAAACGGGCGGTAATTCCGGATATGTTTCGTGCAATATGTGTCACGGAACTGGGCGCATCAAGAAGAAAAAGAAATGAGACATCATTATCCAAACTTGGAATATGACGACATCGAGCGTTTGATAAATCAAAAGGTTGTCGGCAAGAGAGCCGAAAGAGACAGAAAGGTATTAAGATACCATTACATTGACGGTTTGACCTTTGAGAAATGCGCCGAGAAAGCCGAGGTTTCTGTCAGAACCGCATACAACATCGTGTACCGGTGGGAAAAGGTATTATTCAAATAAGACTTGTGATGCAGGTCTTATTTTTTTTTGCATAAAATTTGCAGTTTTCTTTCATTTTTCTAAAATTCTATCTGGTCTATCATTATCTCATGGGGTATGAACATTTGGAAAAGTATATAGAGCGACTCAAGCGGTGTGGTTTTAGTATAAGCGAAGCGACACGCATTTGTTATGATATGCACAAAAATTACGGCGACACCGGGCTTGAGGAATATGTAAAATCGGTGGAGGATGATTGCTATGTGGGTAGAATACAATCCTAATCCTACAGGAAGAAGAGTAGAAGATTGTGCGATAAGAGCCGTGGCAAAAGCTCTTGGTATTGATTGGGAAACTGCCTATGTGAAAATATGTGTGAATGGCTTCGCAATGGGAGATATGCCGCACTCTAACAGCGTGTGGGGGGCGGTGCTCCGTGAGAACGGATTTTACAGGAAGAGCCTTCCCGATACTTGTCCAGATTGTTACACGGCGGAGGATTTCTGCCGGGACAATCCTAAAGGTATCTATGTGCTTGGTTTTGGTCGCCATGTTGCGACTGTCATTGACGGAAATCTATATGATTCTTGGGACTCTTCGAAAGAGATCCCTCAATATTTCTGGTATAAAAAGGAGGACTAAAAATGGGCTATCCTAACAATTTTTCACAATATCCACAGTATCAACAGTATCAGCCAAATTACGGAATGCAACAGCCACAGATGGCATCTCAACAGCAGACACCACAGATTCAGAACGGCGGATTTCTGATTGCTCCCACAGAGGAATTTGCTATTAACTATCCTGTGGGAATGGGAAATTGTGTGACATTCAAGATCGAGGGGAAGCCTATCGTGATTGAAAAGTCTATGGGATTTTCACAGCTTGAATCTCCCAAGATCGAGAGATACAGACTTGTCAAGGAAGAGATCATTCAGAAAGCCGAAACGGAAGCATCAAAGGTTGAGTATGTGACAACCGATGATTTCAACGAAAAGATCAAGTCGATTATGTCCGAAATCGAGGATCTGAAAAATGAAATTCCTAAGCCCGATATTAAAAAGGTATCAAAGAGAAAAGACGAGGGAGACGATTGATATGGTTGGAAACATAAACGACTTCATGAATCTGTGTCAGCAGATGCGACAGAATCCTATGCAGTTACTATCGCAGAGGTTTAATATTCCGCAGAATGTGAATGTTCAAGATCCGAATGCTATCATTCAGCACTTACTTAATACCGGACAAATATCACAGCAACAGGTTAATCAAGCCATGCAGATGAGAAACAATCCGGTATTTAAGCAATTTATCAAGAATTAAGCGTGTGCGCACACCTTAATATACCGACTATCCGATTTGAGGATAGCCGCTGACCTTAAAAAATTAAAGGAGGAAAAGAAAATGGCACTAACAGATGAAAGTAATGGAATCCCTGCAACGATGCTTGTCAGCCCTTCCGGATATGCCAATAACGGCGGATTCGGTGGCTTTGGCGGAGACTGGGGATGGATCGTCCTTCTGCTCTTACTCGCAAACGGCGGTATGTGGGGCGGAATGGGAGGATGGGGCGGCTTTGGCGGCTTCGGCTACGGCGGATATGAATTCCCTTGGCTTCTTACCGGACAGCAGAACATCAACTCCAACACCAACAGCGGATTCAGAGATGCTATGCTCAATGACGGAATCAATTCTGTTCGTGACGGCATCAACGGCTTACAGACACAGCTTTGCGGATGTTGCGGAGATATCCAGATGGCTCTTGCAAACGGCTTCGCAGGTGTTGAGCAGAGCGCAAATGCTCGTCAGATTGCTAATATGCAGACCGCTTTCGGAATGCAGAACGCAATGAACCAGGGCTTCAATGGTGTTCAGTCAAGCCTTGCTAACTGTTGCTGTGAGAATCGTCTTGGCATCGCTGATCTTAAGTATACTGTTGCACAGGAAAACTGCGCTGACAGACAGGCTCTTAACGAGGGCATCAGAGATGTTATCGCAAATCAGACCGCAGGAGTACAGAGGATTCTCGATAAGCTCTGCGATCAGGAGCTTTATGCAGAACGCAGAGAGAACGATCAGCTCCGTCAGCAACTCAATTTTGCAAACCTTCAGGCTTCACAGGTTGCACAGACCGCAGAACTCCGTCAGAGCGGAGCAACACAGCTTAATCAGCTCGTTTCGGAACTTCGTTCTTGCCCTATCCCGGCACAGCCCGTTTACGGAAGCACTCCGATATTCACTTGCAATAACGGATGCGGATGCGGATGTGGCTGTGGTGCATAAGGGGGTGTGATTATGGCGGCAGAATATCTTGCAAACGCATTACAGACGGTCAATCTTAATGCGCCGGTAATCTTTAGCGCATCTATTCCTTGCAATCGTGGGTATATTTACCACGAGGATGAGACAGGAATTTTTATTCTCCGTGGAATCACGAACCAGTGCTTTGCGACTTATCAGGTCACATTTAACGGAAACATTGCTGTTCCGACAGGCGGCACAATTCCCGATGGCGGTATTGCAGTAGCGATTACTGTCAACGGAGAACCTCGGCTTACAAGCAGAGCAATATTTGTCCCTGCGGAAGTAGGCGATAATTACGGTAATGTGACATCAACGGCGATCATCCGTGTGCCTAAAGGATGTTGCTTTAGTGTATCGATTGATGCTGTTCCTGCATCATCTGATCCGACAGTAACACCGGCACCACAGATTGCGGTACAGAACGCAAATCTTGTGATAAATCGCATCGCATAGGAAGGAGGATAATTATGCACAAGTTAATGGAATTTGTCTGTGATGAAATGGAAGATCTTGAGCGCAAGGTCGAAAAAGAAGGCAAGCTCTCATCAGCAGAAATGCAGTATCTTGACCTTCTTGCGCATACAAAGAAAAATCTGCTTAAGGCAGATGAAATGTCCGGAGACGGAGAGTATTCCGGAAGGTACGACAATCGTATGTATGATGATAGGTATTCCAGAAGAGACGATTACTCAAGGAATCGTGACGGAGGTATGTCCTACGCAAGAGGCAGGGGCAGAAATGCCAAGCGTGACTCTATGGGGAGATACTCGTCCGCAAGCGATATGCTTGTTGAGGAGCTTCGTGATCTTATGGAAGATGCTCCCGATGAGCGTACCAAAATGGAGTTTAAGAAATTCATTCAGAAGATGGAATCCATGTAAGGCGGTGGTCGTATGATTACCGAGAATGATCTGATCGAAGCAATCGCCGAATGTCAAGGGGAGCGAAATCCCAATGCAAACACTTGCATCAAATTAGCGGCATATCTGACGATCAAGGAGAGTTTGTTCCCGAAAGAATCTCTTGAGACTCCAAATCCGAATCAATATTCTTTTGCAATGACTCCGAGTGTGGTTGATGAGTCGTATTTCAGCACAAGCGACTTTTCGCAAGCCGTAAAGGACAAGGGAATTGAAAAGGTGTTCCCTGTTCTGGATGAGCTGATGGATACGCTTATATACATCAATCCAAAGCTGTACGACAGCGTTATGCGGAAGATTGCAGAGATATAATGGAAAAGGCATCCGAAAGGGTGCTTTTTCTTTGCGTGAAAAAAAATTAAAAAATATTTGTATTTTATGTTGACATATTTAATATATGGGTATATACTTATATCAGAAACAAGGAAAACAGCACACCGAAAGGAGAAACAAAATGATAAGATCATACAATCAGACATGGACAATGAGCAACGAGAAACTTCAGAAGGCAACAGTTAGAGTTTTTGTATACGATGCAGATAAGTATACTGGAAACATTACCGAAGAAAAGGAAGTAAAGTACACAGGGCTTACCGCATGGGATATTATCGAGGGTGGCAAAGAAGCAGAGCAGATTGAAGCCGAGACCGATGCAAACAGCATAGATGAGCATCATGAGTATCTGGTGCTTCACTTTAACGATGGAACACAGGCAACATTTAGAAACAGTCATGTTGATATGTTTTTAAGATAAAAATCACAGCCGAGCGGAGGCGGTTAAACCTCCGCAGGGAGCATATATGGCACACAAGGCAATCAAGAAAGAGACATACAGAGATAAGTATTTCACAACAATCGTATATGAATACAGAGGATGTACTTACGAGGTAACCTACGCAAACGGATGTCAGGTTTGTTGCACTCCGGCATGGATACAGCACAGAGATGAGCAAGCGAAAATTGATGATATGATCGACAATCCAAAGCCGCTTCCGAAGAAATCAGAGAAGACGATTGATGAGCAGATGGATGAGATCTGGGAGATGATGGGATGGTGAGAAAGGAGCCAATATGTCATATTACGAAATGAGAGAGTCTGTATATTTTGCACTGGTCTTTCGCAATAAGGAGAAGCTCGATGATCTTAAGGAAAGAAATCCGGAATGGTTCAACAAGATTGTCAAGGAACTCGATCAAGAGATGGGTATTGATGTTATGGCGAGATTGAACAATTAAACTATATTTTAATTTTTGTTGACAATTATTAAAAAATAGTTTAATTTAAAAGATGCGAGGCAGAAAGGAGGTGGCAAATGGACGATACAGAGCTGAAGCTTGAAATGAAAAAAAATCACGATACTGGAAAGATTCTCGCAGAATTTCTCGGAATAACTCCGCAGACCTTTGTCAATAAGAAAAAGAACGGCACATTTACATCGGCGGAGATCAAAAAGCTGGCTGAACGGTACGGATGGACAGCCGAAAGAATCTGTGAGGTTTTTCACATGAAAGGAGTGAATGATGATTAAGGCATTAAGAGGAATGGGAGTTGTGCTATGGATTGCAGGGGCTTGCTTAATGGATTCCGAAAAGATGATCGTTCCGGTCATTATGGTAATAGTCGGAATTTTGGGAATATCCGCATCGGTTATCCTGCAAAGAAAGAAGGTGGTATGCGAAGAGCGATAATTACCGCCACAATCGTTTTAACGACTTTTCTCTGGGCATTTAAATGCGAAGCCAAGGAAAGTTACATCAGCGAAGATATAAAGGATCTATGCGCCAAATACGGCGAATTATACGATATTGACGAGAACCTGCTGATCGCCTTCTGCGAGATAGAATCAAGCGGCAATCCGAATGCGGTAAGCGCAAACGGGCAGTATATCGGGCTGATGCAACTTAATAAGGACACATTTTCGGAAGATTTAACAGATCCCGAAAACAATATCAATCAAGGAGCGGCATACCTTGACAAGCTCCGTGAGCTGAATGACGGAGATATGAGGATAGCGATCAGTATTTATTCCGGAGAAGGTGGGCGGATCGGTTTTTACTCGATGAAAGTGATTAAGAGATACTTTGAGCTATACTGCTTGAGTATCGGAAAGGAAGAACGATGTATTTAATCTTAACAGAAGATGGGCTTGTGAAGCTTAAGCCTGTTCCCTTTAAGACTTCCGGCAAGACTAAAGAGATCGACATCCCGAAATTCGTAGACTATATCCAGTGGTATCTTGGCGGCGAATTTGAGGAAGTCGGGACTCCGCTTCTTGAGAAAAAGGAAATCCGCAATATTCGGATGCTCGCAGGCAAAAGAAAAGCCTCAAATGTTAATCTTATGGCATCCTACATTTACGGAACAGGGCTTCACGGAAACAAAATCTACGGCGATGTTGCGCTGATTTTTGAACCGATAGATCATCAGATTAAGGAGCGCAAAATGAAACCTATGGATGTTGAGCAGGTGCGTATATTGCTTAACGAGATCAAAGAGATACACGATGTGTATTTCCCCGATAATGATGAATACGACATCTGGGAATAAGAAAGGAGAAAGCAATGGTAAAAGCAAAAGGCGACAACGGAAAGACTTATTACATTTTCCAGAAGAAAGGAACTGAGCTGAAAGAATGCATCCTTGCGGTAGCTCACAAGCTCCATGAGAGAGCTGATAAGTTTGAGTTATGGGATGCAAAGCTGATTGGAAAGACCGAGAATGGATGCGAACAGTTTGAGATTGGCACAAAAGGCGGTTATTACGCAGTTGTGAGAAAGGGGAAATAATGACACTTTACGAAATTGATTCAGAAATCCTATCCTGCATAGATGAGGAAACCGGAGAGATCATTGATGAGGAAAGGTTGACAGCCCTTAATATGGAGCGCAACAAGAAGATCAGCGGTGTGGCTTGTTGGTATAAGAGCCTTCTTGCCGAGGCAGAGGCGATCAAGAACGAGAAGCAGAATCTTGACAAGCGGAAGCAGGCTTGTGAGAACAAGGCGGAAAGCCTTAAAAAGTGGCTTGCTTATGCACTGAACGGAGAGAAGTACAGTGATGCTCGGGTGGATATCGGATACCGTAAATCTTCCAGTGTGAACTTTGTGGATGGATTTGATTTCAACAAGCTCCCGGATGAGCTGAAAAATGTCAAGGTTGAGCCGAAAAAGAACGACATCAAGGCGGCGATCAAGGGCGGACTTAAGATTGAGGGTTGCACTATTGAGGAAAAGAACGGTATAGTTATTAAATAGTCGCTTATTAAGAAAGGAGATAATGATGGCAGAAACAAAAAAGAAAAACATTTATGAATCGATTTCGGCGGTTATGGCTGAGGTCGGTGCTATCGGGAAGAATAGCAAGAACACGACGCAGGGATTTATGTTCAGAGGAATCGATGCGGTTATGAATGCTCTTAATCCTGCGCTCATCAACAACCATGTGTTTATTGTTCCGGAAATACTGGAGCAGACAAGGGAAGAGAGGACTACCAATAAGGGCGCATCATTGATCTATTCGATTTGCAAGGTAAAATACACCTTTTATGCGGAAGATGGATCTTCGATATCTGCAACAGTAATCGGAGAGGGAATGGATTCCGGAGACAAAGCTACAAATAAGGCGATGTCGATTGCATTCAAATATGCCTGTTTTCAAGTATTCTGCATTCCGACCGAAGAAATGATTGATCCAGATAATGAATCACACGAGGTTATGCAGAAAAACGCAAAGGATGCAGGTGCGTTAAAGGCTGAATTGCTGAAGGTTATGCAGGAGAAAAACGTCACACCGGAGAATCTTTGCAAGGTTTACAATGTTGCGAATATCGATGCGCTTACAGTAAATGCGATGCAGAATGCAATCAAGAACATCGATAAAATCAATCAGAAAGCGGAGGAAATGAAATGAACAGTTGCATCATGATGGGAAGGCTTACCAAAGATCCCGAGATCAGATACACGAATGGCGGTAAGACTGTGGGAAGCTTCTCCCTTGCGGTTGACCGCAGATTTAAGACGGAAGGACAGCCCGAGGCAGACTTCTTTAATTGTCTGACTTTTGGGAAGCAGGCAGAATTTATCGAGAAATATCTCCATAAGGGATCAAAGATCGTGGTCAGAGGTTCGGTGCAGAATAATTACTATACCGACAAAAACGGCAACAAACAGTACGCAGATCAGATTCTTGTCGAAGAGATCAATTTTGCCGAGAGCAAGAACGGCGGACAGAATCAGCCGACACAAACAGCTAATGACGGATTCATGAATATACCGGACGGAATAGCGGAAGAACTTCCTTTTAACTGATATGAATATTCAAATTGACAGCCGGGAACACCGGTCACAGCTCAAAAGAATATGTGAACAATTTGATGCGCTTGGAGTGCAGTACCTTATTTCAAAACTTCCCTGCGGCGATTATATGAGCCTTGACAATGCAAGACTTGTGATTGACCGCAAGCAGAATCTTACGGAACTGTGCTCCAATGTGTGCCAAGATCATGAGCGTTTTCGCAATGAAATAATCCGGGCGAGAGAACATAACATCCGGATTATCTTTTTATGCGAACATGGAGACGGAATCGAAACTCTTGAGGATGTGATCTTTTGGGAGAATCCCAGAAGAAAACGGAGAGTGAAAAAGGACGGAGAATGGCAGACGATCGAAACCAAAGCCACGACCGGAGATATTCTTTATCGGATTCTCAAAACGATCGAGCGCAAATATGATGTCGAATTTCTTTTCTGTAGGAAGGAGGATACCGGTGCAAGGATTGTCGAATTGCTCCAAGAGCGTGGAACAGATTAAAGAAGATATATCAATGCCGGAATTGCTCCAAAGGTACGGAATCAAGGTTAATCGTGCGAGAATGATTCACTGTCCATTCCATGGCGATGATCGGCATCCGTCAATGAAGGTCTATCCCGATTCGGTGCATTGTTTCGCCTGTGGCTTCCATGGCGATATTTTCGACTTTGTGCGGAAAATGGATAACTGCGATTTCAAGACCGCTTATTTTGCCCTTGGAGGCTCTTATGACCACAACATGGCAAATTCATCGAGGGAGATTTTAAAAGCCTCGTATGAGCGCAAGAGAGCCGAAAAAAAGGCAAAAGAAGAAGCGGAACGCAAATTCTTTTTTGAGCTGACATTTGCAATGGAAATCTGCCGATGCGCTGATGAGATTTGCGAGATTTTTTCGGATAACTGGTGTTATCTCGTTGACAAGCGAGACTGGCTGAATTACTGTTATGAACTGAAATATCTGGATAGGAAGGAAGTGAACGAGATAGATGTTATTAGAATATGTCGAGAAGTTAGGAAAAGAGGACTTGCTCTCGGATGAACTTTTCGCAGAGCTTTTTGCGATTGAGGATGATATAAGCCGTACTCGGAAATATTACGAGCTGGAAGCCCTGTCAATGAAACTCAGGTGTCAGTCGCAATTTAAAAAGATATATGGTCTTTACAATCGCAGATTCAAAAGCGAGAAAAAAGCCACGATCATTGAGACCGAATCAAATTTCTCGGTTGATTTTCCCGAAAAAGACATTTCCTATAACAGTGGAGTGTGGCAATTAGATGAGACAGGAATATACACGATTTCCGATAAGGGGCGAGATTATGCTTGCTATCATCCAATCTTCCCGAAAGGAATCCTTAAGAGCGCAGAAAGTGGGCTGTGTAAGACAATGTTGTGCTTTAAGGTTCGGGGCTGTTGGACAGAAATCGCAGTTGGAAGAGAGATTCTTGCGAGCGCATCAAAGATCGTTGCCCTTGCTCAATACGGTGTGCAGGTTACATCCGAGAATGCAAAGAGCCTTGTCCGGTATCTGAACGATATTGAGGCACTTAACGAGGATTGCATCACGGATCATGTAAGCACAAGCAAGCTCGGATGGATAGGCGAGAACTTTATGCCGTATTCATCCTCGGAGATCGTGTTTGACAATGATCCTAAATTGATGAGCCTGTTCCGGTCGATTAAGGAATATGGAAATCGAGAAAAATGGTACAATCTGGCGAAGAAGATCAGAGCAGACGGACATATCGAAGTGTTGATATATATGGCGGCTTCTCTTGCATCAGTGCTTGTAGAGCCTTGTGGAGCATTGCCATTCATCGTCAGCTTATGGGGCGGCACCGGTTTGGGAAAGACTGTCGCTTTAATGGTTGCGACATCGATATGGGCTGATCCATCAGAGGGCGCATACATGACAGATGCGAAGGCGACTCCAACAGCAATGGAAATCCGCCTTGATGCGCTGAACAGCTTACCAATGACGCTTGACGATATGGCGCAGATAAGAACACAGGACGATGATTTTTCGAGCCTTATATATCGGTGGTGTGCCGGGAAAGGTCGTGACCGCTCCAATCAGAGCCTCGGACTTAATCCGCTGACGAAATGGGCAAACTGCACTCTTACTAACGGAGAGCGAAGCCTTGTGACGGATCTAATGCAGGGTGGGGCGGCGAACCGAGTTATTGACATCGAGATCTCCGAGGCAATGTTTAAGAATGGAAACACGACATCAAAGACATTAAGATCAAATTATGGATTCTGTGGAAAAGAATTCGTACAAGTGATCCAGAACATAGGCTTTGAGGAAGTAAACACTCGATTTGAGTGGTGGATGGAAAAACTGAAAAAGCTGTCAATTGAGGAAAAAGAGGACAAACAGATCGCTCCTATGGCTTTGATATTGACCGCAGATGAGCTGTCCGAGGAATATCTTTATAAGGACGGAATTAAGCTTGATCCGATCAAGTGCCTCGGGTATCTGAAAAACAAGAACGATATTTCCGAAAACAAAAGGGCTTATGAATACCTTAAGGATATGGTCTTCTCTCATCAAGCGCAATTTGAACCGGACGATAACGGCGAATACCGCTTCGGATGTTGGGGATCGTGGCTTAAGGATGATAAGGTTGCGATTTTGCCGAGTATATTTAACAAACTCCTGCAAGAGGGTAACTTCCAGAACAAGGCATTTCTGTCTTGGGCGCAGAGAAACAATCTCTTGGAAAAGGAATCGAAGGGTTGGAAAAAGGTATCAATTTGTGGAAAGAGAATCCGGTGCGTAATCATTGATTTGAGCCGTGATTTGGACTCAAACACTGATCTTATCGAGGTTTCAGAGGCGGACATGGATGATATACCCTTTAATTAACTGCCCACCTCCGCCCACCTCCTGCCCACCTAAAAAAATGGCTGAAAGCCGCATAAAATCGGCATTTTTGCCAAAGTGCCCACCTGCCCACCAAAAATATAGAGGTTTATTAGAAAAAAATAAAAAATTGAAATTTCAGACAATTTAATAAATATTCAGAAATTATAATTTTTATTTTTTTTCTATACGCGCGAGGAAAAATAGGTGGGCAGGTGGGCGGAAACACTGAAAGCCGCTAAACATAAGGGTTTTAACCACTTTAACAAGGTGGGCAGTTGGTGGGCAGTGCCCACTTTTTGACCAAAAAACAGTAAAAAATGATAAAAAAGAGGGAAAAATAGATGGATGAGTTTAAAAAAATGATGGTTCTGGTATGGGAATACGGTAAATATTACTTTAACAATCCGCCACAGACTCCCGATCAATTCGGCGAGCTGACGGAAATGGCGAATGGCATCCTTAAACTCCAGAAGCCAAACACAAAGGAATATACTTTTGTTAAAAATATGCTGATCGCTACGAATGATTACATTGATTCTGACTGGCGAGAAAAGAATTTAAAATAAAAATTAAAAAATACTTGCATACGGACAAAGGATATGTTATTCTATCCATGCAGGAAGTCGGGCTTGCAAAAATAATTTCGGGCTAAAGGGTTACCTATGAACCTTTTAACTATATTAACCGCTTACGAGTGCCGACTCACTTGTAGGCGGTTATTTTTTTTGAAAGAAAGGATATAAATGAAATGAAAAAAAGAAACGAAAGCAGTTATCGAGCGACTAATTCAATGGATGGTAGATTTTCTCCGAATATTTCGGAGAGGACTACAGAAAGGATTGTCCGGTATTGTCAGAGAAATAATTTAAACAAGACCAGATTTGTTGAAGAGTGCGTGAATTATCGCTTGGATGAGCTTGAAAGGGAAATGCTTGAAGAATTATCAAAAGAACAGCTTATAGATATAATCATAAGCAACAGAGAAAGGAGGTTATAATATGCAGTACCAGGTAACAATCCAGTATTATCATTTTCTTTTTGACGATGCGGCAGAGGCTCTTGCTTTTGCTATGAACGCAAAATCGCACTACATCAAGAAAAGGAATGACGACGACGAGATCAACATCGAGATCAAGCTTCTTACTCCGGAACTGGATAAGCTTGACGAGAAGTAATCACCTATGAGGGGAGGGAGATTTTTCTGAAGAGAAATATACAGGAGATGAAGATATGGAAATGAAGTGGATACCAATAGACGAGAGGCCTCCCGAGGTTGACGAGGACGGATACAGCGATTATGTGCTTTTGAGTTTTGAAAACTATGGAATACCGACAATCGGGATGTACTGGCAGGAAAAAGACGGAAGCGGAGCATTTCATTACGGAGACGATGAAAGAACACTTGCAAGCTATGGGCTTTTCGTAAATGCGTGGATGCCGTTACCTAAATGTATGAGGAGTTAAATATGGCAGAACGGATTAAATGGTATGACGAATATTGTGAATACTGCGGTGCGCAGATAAATTCTTGGGATAAACGCATAGCAAAAACACTTCACTTTACATTTTCAATCTGTGAGAAATGTATGGCAGAAGAATATGGAATGACGGTTGAATATCTGCGAGACACTATGCAGAGAAGATACGGAGTGCATCCGTGTGAGGGCTTATGAAAGAATACAACTTACTTACACAAAGGCTTCTTAAAGAGGGATATACAAAAGACAATTATCCAAGCTATGTAAAAGGCTATGACGAGTTTTACGGCGGATTTGAGTACAAAGTCGCATATCGGGATAATCTGACATATATAACTCCCTGCGGACTGCATTGTAAAGGATCGTCGGCAATGGGTGGAATGAGTTATCGGGGTATAGATTGGGATTATGAAAACGATTGTCCGACTATCATTTGTCCTCTTTACAGGAGACCTTGCAACGAAACACATGAGGCTTTCAGAGACAGAGGCGGATTAGGAAGATGCCCTGTTCATCAGATAGATCGAGAGTGGACTTACAAAGGGAGCGTTGAGGAACAACAGGATATAAATGCCAGAGAAAAGGAACGGCTCAAAGAGGAATTTATAAAGGCACATAATGGGAGAGTATGCGAACAACACATGAAATACGACCCATACAAAAAAGAATGGTCTTTCCATTACGACCCAACAATCTGCGCACATGGATATTGCGGTGTTCAGAATACATCATTCAA